TCTTCTTCGCCATCTTCTTTCACCAGCTTTAAGTGACTCCTATATTCAGATAGTGGCACGACGTTAGATGCTTCGTCGTCCCCGAAGTCTAGCTCTGGGTCGAAAGTAACTGTCACTCCGTCCTCGTCTGGCTCTTGTGTCTCGATCCCCATCTCCCAAAGAAAAGATTTGTACAGGGGTAGCCAGTCACCCAGTCGCATAACTACTAAGCTCTCCGACGTATCCATCCTGTTGCGTCTGGTCAAGACTACGGGGATATCCCTGCTTCGGGATTTCTCAATACCTTTTTCGGCTTGCTCCATAGCGGCATAGGGGCTGAACTTTTCTGTGCGCTTTGCCTCAACCCACATGAACGGCACACCGTTTAAGTCAGGCAACCCACCACCAAACATATTGCTCCCACCACCAGATAGAGGCGCACGTTGAACGCTCCCGCTACTACCAAACAGCCAGTAGTCTAACCACTTAGCTAACTCTCTTTCGTAACCATCGCCCTTGCGCTTCTGCTTACTCATTTTTTCCTTGCTCCTTTTGTTGCACTAAAATTGTAGCCCTCAGTTCTTTCAGACAAAGGGGTATCCTCAGACACATCAACAAAGATCATGTCATCAGCTAACCCTAGCGTTTCGTTTCTTGAGGTACATTTGTCACAGATGTACTGCCACTTTGGGAGTGTATGCATGCGCTTACACTTGAGACACTTCCTGTCCCACGTAGGCATCTGCGATTTATGCGATGGAGCTATCGCGTATTTGGCTCCGTTAAACTCGGCAAGCCCTTCTCGGACGAGTATGCGTTTGAGCGTATCAGTGCAGACCTCCATGAAAGAGGCCATTTGTTTATATGTGTATCCATCTTCCAGCATATCCAAGAGAGCTTCCCGATCCTCATCTGAGATCGGTTTCCTATTCATGCTCACCTCTGAATGTTTCTAAAAGAGCAACCCCCAAAGGGGTTGCGATATGTCGTTACATTTTCTCTCTTGACCTACCTCCTACCTATCTGTGTATAATCCGTCCAGGACAATAAGAGAGCCAAGACCTAAACGGCCTTGTCTCTTTACTGAACAGTTCAAGAACAGTTCAAGAACAGTTCCCCTAATCATTGTTGCAACCACCTTTCAACTTCGTAACGAGGTATGCTCAGTGAACGACTCACCTCCTCAACACCCATCGACTTGTGAATGTGTAACCACACTGCCTGTTGCCTCGGTGATGGGGTATGCACAAGGTATTCGCTTCCGTCCGCCAGCCGTTCCGCCCAGCCAATGTAGTATGTGCGGTGCAACTCTGTCTGAGTACGAACTTTCCCAAAGGAAATTTGTTGAACCATCTTGAGGCGGCTGTCTGCTTCCAACTGGTTTTCTAAAAAAGTAGTAGCAGTATACTCCGCGCCACTGAAAGCAGTAACCGATACGTCCGCATCGTGGATTGCCGCTTTTGTCTTCGCTACGTTCTTATCTCTATATACTTGAGTGACCATAACCTGTGTGTCGATGTCGGTAAGTTGTGCTGTTGACCCAGCTTCTCTGCCCAAGCCACCCTCACCTGGTTTGTTGCGGTGGTGTACAAGCACCACGCTTGCCTTGAACTTAGTTCGTATCGACTTGGCTACGTGGTTTACCTTGAACCACTCTGCGGCGTTGGCTTCTTCCAACCCGCCGAACGCATTACGAACCGTATCAATAACCACTATGTCGGGCTTGATTACTTCCAACCAATCGCCCAGCAACTTAAAGCCTTGCTCTGTACCCAAGTTCATCTCACCACCATCGTCGGCAGAGATGAGTGATGGCGACCACATGTTAAAGTTATCACCACTATCGCCAAACATGTTTATGAAGTTGCGGAATCTGTACAAAACAGTACGGCTTGGGTTGTCGTAGTCTAAGTAAAGAACCTTAGCTGGCTTCTGAGCAAACGGACCGAAGCTCTCATTACCTGATGCCATGCTTACTAACATGCCTTGTAAGAAAAAGGATTTGCCGTGACCATTGTACCCAACAACCTGAGTAATTGTTTCGGATGGTATCACTGGGTCTGACCAGTAGCTGGTTTCCCCTAGTGTGTCGATCAGTCTGTCAACATCAGAGCCACGAATTGGTACAAGTCTTCCAAGTCTAGGCGGTTCTTTAGCCTTCAGTATTCTTCGGCCTTCATTGTCGTACTCCTCTGGGTACGATCTTCTATCCATATCTACGACGCTACGTATCTTGGTATTAATCCAAGCCTGTGTCTGATCAGGCGTGAACCCAGTGTCATCAAAGAAGTCGTCGTGAAACTTGGTTACTTTGAGAAGCAAGGACTCTTCAACAACTCCTTGGCGAACTTGCTGACCAATATATCTGAGCATCCAAACGTCAGTACCATCCCCTTCTCGTAGCTTGTGACCTAAGTGCGCTACACGCCTCTTAACTTGATCATAAACTGGTAGAGACTCTTCTATCTGACCAACCTTTACACCAGAAAGATTTAAGTTTCCGAAAGCAAACTCCCCTACTTGTGGTGGGGCTACGCTTTCAGGAGTACCTTTCCAAACAAAGTCTTCCATGTCGTCAAGTCCAAGGCCATACCCAACTTCCATGTGGTATATATGTTCTACCTTGTTGTCTCGCATCTTCATGGACGGCGGCATCACTACGTACCCGCCGTCACCACGTAGGTCTAGCCCTTCTATGTCAGGCCAGTTCCTTGTCACACCTCCCACGTTGTTGCCAAATCTTTGGCCGTGAAGTGGGTGAGCGAAGTAGAAGTGCTTACCTCTTGCTGTATGCACTACAAACGGTGAGGTCAAATCGTTCTTGACTGCGTACTCAACTGACTTTTCGTTGTCGCAGTCCAAGACAATTATCCCACTGATAGAACCAGTAAGGACAGCGATGTTAAACGTGCCAACTATATTTCCACTGGTAGTTTTTACACCATTCTCAAACCAGTCCTCCACTTCTTCTAAGGTGGTCGGCTCTGTCTGGTATTTCTTCCAGCCTACTAGCGGCTTCTTACTTTGTAAGGACAAGGGGATAATACACCATCCCCTCTCCACTGCTTCGACGGACGCTTGGTATAAAGCGTCACGCCACTTTTGAGCTTCTTGGTTCATTTCGCATCTCTTCTAAGTATGAGTTTAAGTTTATGTTGGGGTTGGCGAATACGATCTTCGCAAGTATTTCGGTGGTTATACTGTTAGTCTTTACCCATCGGTAGGGTTGAGTTCTGCTTTTACCCGTTGCCTTTGCGACTTCAGTAACACCTCCGCAGTCTTTAACCAATCTGCTGACATTGAACGTGTACATGATTATTCCTTTCTCATACTAGACATATCCCTATATTACATGTCATTACAAGCGCTGTCTTATTATCGTTACATTTTCTCACAATTAAGACAGTTGTTTTTTCCTACACATTTGCTATTGTAATTTCTGTGGCGGGGTGTGAAATCGCTGAACACAGTATTTCCTCCCTGCACCTCGCCACACTACGCGCACTGAAATTATAAGGAGTAAAGCCTATGGAGACTTGGGAAGACTATGAGCAACAGCCAGAAACTGGCGGCTTATCAGGCATGGTTGAAGAGTTCAGCCAGCTTGTAAATCAAATCGAAAAATTGTCTAGTAAAGCAGACCAGCTAAAGATGAAGATCGAAGCTGAGTTCCCAGCAGATGCTGGTGAGTTCAACAAACAAGTTGGAGCTTACATGGTCACACTCTACCGACAGGAACGGTGGACTTGGGATAAAGAAATCCTTGAGGCAATCTTCACATCATCAACAACCCTGCCAGACTTTGTTCGTCGCACTTATTCAATAGACAAGAAAAAGTTTAAGACGCTGGACGAAGAGCAACAGAAAGAACTTTTACCAGCACTAACTCGCAAGGGTGGTCCAGTAAAGGTTACGGTTAAATCAGGGAGTTTAGGATAAATGTTTGAACCGATGAACACATCCGATCACACAACAAGTTACAGAAAAACATTACTGTATGGTCATCACGGATGGGGGAAGACAACTCAGTTTATCCACTACCAAAAACAATTTGGTAGCGGGTTTATTCTTTCGGGAGAAAGTGGGTTGAGTTCTATCCGTGATGCTGGAATTGACTATCTACCTTTTACTAGCTGGGCTTCACCTTCGGATGCTTCAAAGCAAACGTACAGTTTCGTCGATATATTCAAGTGGATGATGACTGACGACTTCAAATCCAAGGGTTACAATTGGGTTGGGGTTGACAGCTTGACTGAACTCAGTGACATGAGCATGAGGCATGCCAACCAAGTGGCAGAGGATGACGCAAAGAAAACTGGCAAGGCTGTAAATGGTTTCCAGATTTTTTCTGACCACGCCAAGAACTTGATAGGAGCATGCAAAGCTATCAGGGATATGAACATGCACGTTCTTGTAACGGCACTCGCCAAGGAAGGTCAGGACGACGCTGGTAACACAGAGTATTGGCCTATGGTTGCTGGCAAACAGTCACAGCAACAGCTACCAGGTATATTTGATAATGTTTTTTGTGGTGTCAGGCACACTACAGATACCCACTCAGCAGGAGAGGGTAAGGTTATTAGATACGTAGTCACTGAAGAGTATAACGGCTGGAAAGGTAAGGTTCGTGATGAACGAAGAAGGCTCAAGCCAGTTGAACAGACAGGTAATATCGTCAGCCTGTTTGCCAAAATGGATATGGATGACGATGAGTATAACGCACGTACAAAACAAGGGAGCGAACAATGAGTTTCACTTTTAACGATCTAAATCTTCAGCACGTTGAGGTTAGCAACGGCAGTGTAATTCTTCCAGAGGGCAACCATATCGTCGAGGTTACTGACGCCAAGCCTGAGAAAAAGAAGAACGGTACACAGCAAGTCGTTGTGTCAATGCGCGAAGTCAATGGCACTAGAACAATCACAGACTGGATTGTTGTGTACAACCCGAACCACCCAAAAAATCAGGAGATCGGGCGCTCACAACTGAAGACACTCTGCCATCATGGTGGTCATCCGAACCCTGACAACCCTTTCCCGAACGACGATGTGTCTGTCCTCAAGGGGTTTGTCTTCGGCATTTATGTGGGTGACGACGAGTACAACGGCAAGATCAACCAGAAGGTCAAGTCTTATAAGTCTGCACAGAAGGTTGACCCTTCCTTTGACATCCAAAAGTTCAAAGACCCACTAGGCGCGGCGGCGTCAAAGCCGCCTCCATCTCAAAACAATGATGTCGATGACGACATTCCCTTTTAGTGTGCGGGGGTTGAGGGGGCTTAAAGCCCCCTCTTCTTTATAATGATTAAGTCAGTATCAGATAATCAAAACGAAATCTTAGGAAACATCCTGACGCTAACGAACAGGTCGTCTTTTGATGCCGACATAAGTTACGGAAACGGAAACTTTTACAGGCGCATATCTAAGCCATCTCTTAGGTACGACATAGAACCTCAGTCAAGTGATGTCATACAAGCTTGCAGTACAAGTCTGCCGTTGCTGGACTGCTCTCTGTCTTCAGTTGTGTTTGACCCACCCTTCTTAACCTATGTCCGCAATGGACGTAGTGGAAATGGCGACATGGTAATGTCAAAAAGGTACGGTGGGTATTGGCGGTACGACGAACTGGAAGAACACTACAAAAAAACAATCACAGAAGTTCACAGGATTTTACAACACAAAGGTATTTTTGTGTTCAAGTGTCAAGACATTATACATAATCACAAGATGCACCCTACCCACATCAATGTTGTGAACTGGTGTGAAAATAAATTTAGGTTAAAAGATATGTTCATTCTCACAGCAAAGCACAGAATGGATGTCCCCCAAAAATCAGGTGTAGCGAAGCGAGTTCAAAAACACGCACGTATGTTTCACTCTTACTTTCTTGTACTGGAAAAAACATGATAGACGTAACGAAGATGATCGAAACATACTACTCAAAGGACGAGGATGAGAAGCCCAGAGCCTACATAGGAGCGTCTTCTATAGGGCATGACTGTACGGCTATGCTTTCTTACAGCCACAGAGGATACCCTAACACAGCGCCTGACCAAAAACTGAAAAGGATTTTCAGAGACGGTCATAGGATTGAGTACATAGTTATATCCGACATGGCAAAAGCTGGTGTGCATGTTATGGAGAAAGACCCGCTGACTGGAAAGCAGTGGAGGTATACTGATTACCACGGTAACGCTATGGGTAACGCTGACGGTATTATGGAGACCGAAGACGGCATGGCTATCGTTGAGATTAAATCAATGAACGATGCCAAGTTCAAAGAGTTTTCTAAGAAGGGTGTTAGGTATAGCCACCCTATGTACTATGCCCAGATGCAATACATGATGGGGCTGTCCAACATAGAGAAGGCAGTGCTTGTTTCTTACAACAAGAACACATCTGATTACCACCACGAGTGGGTAGACTTTGAGGTTTTCTATTACAACTCTTTGAAGCAGAAGGTAGAGAACATCATCCTTGGTCACGGTACAAAAATTTCTCACGACGAGTCTGACTGGAGATGCAGAGGTTGCTTCAAGAGAGATGTGTGCTGGCAAGGCAAAGAACCTGAGAAGACCATAAGGACTTGTGGGAACGCCACTTCGTCTCTTAGTAGTGCAGATTGGACTTGTTCAAAAGGTTGTGTAGATGTGTGTAAGAACTGGGTGAGGTACGAACCAAATGCCAAAACGTAGCGGATGGCAGGGGCCAGTACCCCCTGCTATAGTCAGATGCAGTGATCACTGGATAACACAGAGGTTCAAAAAGTTATGCGCCGAAGCGTCTGATGTCCTTTACTTGCCGAAAGGTGAGCAAAGAAAGAAGAGGGAAGCAGAGTTAAATCTAAAACTTAAAGAGTTAATACAGCAAGCGGAGTACAAAAATGAGCAAAAAGGTACTGGAGATGGAGCATAACATCACACAGATACGTGACCGTATAAAAGATGTTGAGTGGCAACTTGGACAGATGGACCCAGAAGAACAGGAATACTTACTGGGTGAACGTCGCAGGGCAATCGACAAGCTTCGTCACCTACAAGTGAAGCTTCTGGATGCCAAGATGGAGGAAGAAAATGAGACCTAGACTTATTGGTATCGCAGGAAGGCTTGGGTCTGGCAAAACATTAGCCGCTGACACCCTTTGCGTTAATCATAACTTTGTTAAAGTTAAGTTTGCTAAACCGATAAAGGATATGATGAGAACTTTAGGTCTTGATGACCGTCACATTGAAGGGCATCTGAAAGAGGAGCCGTGTGATTTACTTGATGGGGAGACACCGAGATGGGCGATGCAAAGTCTTGGAACGGATTGGGGACGTTCGCTGATCAGCGAAAACTTATGGCTGAACAGGTGGAGAAAAATCGTAGAAGAGAACCTGAATTTGAACAACAACGTAGTGGTAGACGACATGAGGTTTCCGAACGAGTACGAGATGGTGAAAACATTGAGCGGCCAGGTGATCGTGCTAACTCGAAACGCAGAGAAAGAAGGGGGCCACTCGTCTGAGGGGTTGGACCTTACGTCTTTGAATAGCGATTTGGTTTTGGATAACCAAGACTGGGGGGAGAGGAAGCTAACTCAAGCAATCACTTCTTGGTGGATTTCTTCCAGCTTATCCTAGATGGTCCTGTCTTTTTCTTAGAAGATGAATTGCATTGAGCCTTAGTAGGGCGACACGCTGGATAACCTTTGCGTTTCTCACCCTTCTGTCTACCGCAAGCCTTACCTGTCTTGCAATCAATCCAACCTTTGCCACCGTTGCGGCTAAACCACTTCCTTAAACCGTCACTATTTGAAGCCATTTTTTAACCCTAATAAAAAGTAAGCTAGAAAAGCCAGCCCAAAAAGACCGACAATCAAAAGACCAGAGATAAGCACGATCTCTACTACTTGCTCTCTTTTTTTCCGTGCTTCTTTTGCGTCCTGCAACCTTTGTTTTCTGATACTGGCTCTTAACCTTAACAACTCTTGCCATGCGTTCGGACCACGGGAGTAGATTATTATTTGTCTCAGGTTGTCTTCTAAGTCCTGAGCCTTCTTCTTGTCCATGAACGTAGTCAGAGCCTCCTCTTCTACAGTCCTAAACACAGAAGTTTTCTTCTTGTTGTGTTGTTTGTTTATCTCATCAATAGAACCCCAAAGCGCACCTATTTCTTTTGCTAAGGACGTGACTTCTTTGCCAGCGGCAACGCCCGCCTTTATCGCTCCGAAAGCGGCAATAGCTGTACTGATTGGTTCGATAACACTAGCCTCAATTTAGTTTTTCTTTTTCACAGGGGTTGCTGTTCTCTTCTGGCTTGGAGACCTACTAACGTAACGAGCTATGTGCATAGACCTGTTGTTGCTAAGTCTCTCACTTGGATTGCCAAAACTTTTTGCCGCTTCTCTGTAAAGCTCTTGTTTGGTTTTAGAGTCCATTACTTTTTCTTTCCACTTTTTTTACTGTTACCCCAGTTTTTCGCGCCGACTTTCCTACACTTAACGAGCGCACCGCTTGCGTATGCTGAAGGCCAGGCCTTGTAACGAGCCTTCACCTTGCTGTAGCAAGCATCTCTCTTCGCTGTTTTCTTGGCGGCTTTGCGGGCCACTACTTCTTCCCCTTCTTTTTCAGAACACAGGGGCATGGCTCTGACATCATGTTTCCTTTCCTCCCACCCTTTGCATAGTGAGTAGGACGCTCAGACTTCTTGACGTTTCCCGCTGACCTGATACCTAAAATTGTTTTTCCGTACATTACTCACCCCATATCTCAAAGTGAGGAGCATCAATAAAAGGACGCTTACCCTCTGATCTCCTTAAATCAATATAACTTGTCATGGCCCATTCCATCGTCCCGTCAAACTCAGCAATGTCGTGTACGTGCCACGCCGCACCCCATCTAATTTTGACACCAAGTTCTTTTGCCGCCTTCTTAATAGCGTCAGCTACCTCATCATAGACGTTGAGTTCCCATGTATGCCTGCCACCTACGTAGGCCAACAAGTCTACAGCTTTGCCCTCAAGATGCTTTGACTTCATGGTTTGCGATGCGCCTTTATCAAACAGTTCCTTCTGCTCTTCTTCAGTTCTCATGCCACAGATTACGCCGAAGTCTACGTCGGTAAGCTCAATAGCTCGGCAGACTACATCAACCAGTCGTTGGTCTACGCCTACTAACTTGTCTAAACTTTTAGCTGATAATGCGTATGTCATTTCTTTCTCCACTTGTCTAATCCACGTATACCCACAGCCGCTGTACATACAATCATAAGCAAGTTAGTGTACCAGTCTGGTAATTCATTGAGGCGTTCAAACCCAGACTTAACTACTTCCTCCATGCCAGGTATGAAGACCAGTATGCACGGGATCAGAACTACAATGGTTACGAGTTCGTCTTTCCATGAACCCTGCGTACCCTGTGCCATGAGGAGTTCCCACTTACTGTCGTGGGTAGCGGCAGTTTCCATCACCTTCGCCTTCGCTGTGGCTTCAGCTATAGCTACAGTAGACTTAGCTTTTTGCTTATCGACCTTCGTCTGAAGAAATGTCCCCGCTAGATTTGCTAGTGGGCCTATCAGTGCAGTCAGCATCTTTCTCTCCGTTACAACATTCGACTACGTAAAAGCCACATACACTGCATTGACTGTGGCCGTGGACTTCAACAGCGTTCATGGAACACAAACACCTTGGGCATCTTTCTTGCTCTAGGTATTTCTTAAAGTGTCCCTTCATTTCTTTTCGCTTCCAAGCCAGACTGCGAACGCCCCTGTCATGCTCCCGCTGACCACTGATATCATTGCGCTCTGCTGAGTGCTGATGTCATCGAGTGAAATTCCCCATTCAATTACACGAATGTACATAGCAGTCATCACCATCATCATTATACGTGGCCCGACTTTGTGCCTTAGTAGTATGTCACTCAAGTTAGTCTTCCCTTGCCTAGCTTGTTACACTTGTATGATACGGGGTGATAACCTGGCATATACTGATGGACGAACGGACCCATCTCGTAGATGCGGGCAACGCACCTCTCTCTAGTTTCGTATGGGCCTCTCTGGTCGTGGAGTTCAATGCAGTTGCTATTGTCCCCCATGACGCAGATAAGAAGTATTGCCTTGAACATCAGAAGCCCTCCTTGCCGAACCCCTTATTACTGCTGAAACTATTGCTACCAAACTTGCTGGCCTGCTTCTTCTTCTTCCCGCCAGAGCCAGCTTCGCCAGCCACTGCGTCAACCACACCTTCCTTGAAGGATCGTATACCTCCAGCTACAGGTATGCGTCCGACTATTGATCGTACTGCTTCACGACGACGACCAGCTTTCTCCTCGCCTAGTCCAAGAGGGCCACCTACGAACACATCATACGCATCTTCTGCCGTGCCTACTGATGGTCCCAGTACAGCACTAAAGGTACGTAACTTACCAAAAGCACCGTTGTCTGCTTGCTCGGCAGTGTTGTAAAGAAGCTCACCGAAGAGTCCCAATCCACCGATAGCCATTAGGCCATCGACATAATTACCAGCTATTTCGTCGGTCATGCTGTCCTCTTCAACTCCTATAGCTCTGGCTAGGGGACCGAATACAGAACCAGTAACACGACGCTCTCTTAGCTCACGGCTCTCTCCGTCTTCGCCGCCTCTCGCCTGAACGTGGTCTTTTGCCGCCGCACTTGCCCAGCCCATGCCAACACCAGCAGTCGCAAGGTATGCGAGTGGCGCTCTGTTACCCTCTCTCCATTCATCAATCGTATATTTACCCATGCGAGCCATCATTAGCTGGAAGCTCTTGAGTTGGAAGATCATTGAACCCCAAGGTGTTTGAAACCACAAAGGAATGTCGTTAGGGTTTGGTGTAAAGATTGCTTCGTTAGTAAACCTCATCAATCCGTAACGTAGTTGCTTGTTCTCAAGCATATCAGAAGACTTGATATCAGTAAGTTCAGGAGCATCTGGAGACAAGAAGTCTACTTCTGCACCCTCTCCAGTCATCCCGTATCGTTTTAAGAAACGCTCTGCTGTTTTGTATGACCTACTTAATTCCTTTCCTGAAGCTTTGAGCTTTCTTGCCCTAGCAATCTCTGACTTAAAGGCTTCAAACCCTACAAGACTAGCTATCTCTCTGTTCATGTTTGTCCAAGGAGTCAGCAACGTAAAGTTAAAGAAACTATTTTGCAGTTTCTGAGAGCCTTCACCAGCCATCTGAACCATGCGGTCATGCATTAAGTTTTCAATACCAGTGCCGATACTCTTTGCCGCGTTTCGATACTCTGGGTCAGAGTACCACTTCTTGTTTGCCGTCGCCCAAGCTTTGAAGTTTCCAGAACGAACGAGCGGTAAAGCCTTATCACCTAGAGATGTAAGTGTGGTGAAGGCAAGCAGAGTTATAGAGTTGAAAGCCTTGACAGTCCTAGATGTTCTGTAGGCGAACTCAGCTTCGCTGAACTTCACAAGAGGACGCTTGTTCATAACGTCCATCATCTGTTCGGCAAGTTTTGCTGTGTTGACGGATATATTTCCTTCAGGAAAATCCTTTAGTCCGTTCACAATGGCATCTACTCGCACAACAAGTTGTGGGTCGGCTTGGTCTATTGGGTCGTAATAAGAAAGCAACATACGTTTTGCCTCGTCAACGCCCCTACCTTCTTGAAGCATTGTCTTCACGGCCTCTAACACCGTACCTGTTTCTTCCTCACTTATCTTAATCGCAGGAACTAACATCTGTTCGACAGGTGCTTCCTCTTGGTACTGGCGATATCTGTAAACTACTTTCTTGCTAGACTTTAGTGTTGTGATTGCACCGTTCACGCCTTTTTTAGCCACGTTCATGTAAGCAGAGAAGCCATGACCAGCAACGCCCAAGCGATCAGTCAATGCTATCTTCCTTGTGGTGCTATCAAAGTATTTAGCAATCAATCCTTCTAAGTCGTTTACCAAGAAGTCGTCCATAAAGTTATATTGTTCTGGGTTCAGGTTAATAACCCTGTTAAAGAACGGGTCTCCAACAGCGCGACGTAGAACATCATCACCGTATATCTCTCCGTCACTATCAATCAGCCCGTTGATAAAATCTTCAGACTTTTTGTGTGCGGCGTTAGCATCCAAGGACATGTCTTCAAAGTCAGGCCGTCTGCTTTCTTCGTAGAAGAACTGAGCAAAAGCTTTCTTCGCCTTAGAAGGATTTTGGCGTATCAACTCTACATCCCATTGCTGAGGAACGTAGTAGTCTCCAGCACCACGACGGCTGTCGCCAACAGGTATGCCCAGTTCTGTCATACGTACACGCTCTGCCTCGAACTCAGATATGATAAGACGAGCGGCAGTCTGTTCTTGTGCATCTAACTTACGAACCTCTGACTCTCCGCGACGTATAGCGCCGAGTATTCTTTGGTGAGAGGCAGGCATCTCTTGAAGGCCAACTGATCCAGTGTACTTGTCAGGCAAAAATGCCAGAGACTTGCGAGACCACCTAGTAGCCCAGTTCTTGTTGTCTGGAAGTTGTTTCAGAGCGTTCATTATAGGCATAACTTTGTCACTCAGGTCTACGTCGTGACGCTCATATATACCAGTTCCTCCTGCGGGCTTTATGAAATCACCCAGCCATGCCGCACCAGACTCTCTTAGTTTCTGACTGTTTTCTCTGAAGTAACCGAACACAGTAGATGTCTTCTTGACTGTCTCAACATCTCCCTCTGTCGGCATTTCTTTGCGAACCATTCGACGGATTGGGTTCAGTAGGTCAGGCATACCCGCTTCTTGTAGTTGCCTTGCAACACCCACCATGTCGTTTAGGTCTATAGGCTTTTCGCGTATAGCCAAAGCCTGAACCGCATCGCCTGCCAAACCAGATGTGCCTTCGTCGCCTAGTACGCTGTAGTACATGCCACGACGATCACTGTCAAAGAAGTCGGCTTCGATATGCTTCATGTGGTTAGGGTTAAAGGTGATTGTTTCTTCAAAGTTCGTGCCAGGCAAACTGTTGGATATGATGCCTTCGTAGCCCTCGTCTCTCAGAAAACGGGAGAAGTTTGCTCTACCTTCTGGCTCCAAATCTGGCTTAATGTAACGGAACCCATCAGCGTTCTTGTCACCCATCGCAGAAACCATGATGTCGTAGAACTCATCACCACTAATGCCATCGCCACCCATGAAGTTTGCAATGTCTTCTGCTTGCGACTGGTTAATGTACCCGCGCCTTTGAGCAGAAGCCAGCATTGAGCTAACGTCTGACGGCTCGCCTGAAGCGAAGTCAAACCGTTTGTTTGTGCGTAGGTCTATATGGTTTTTCTTCCGAACAAACATCGGCAGAACGCCAGGAGATTTCTTGTTGTTAGTTAGTCTTGCGAAGGCTTCTGTTGCCGCTTCTAGTTTTGCAGAGAAGTGCGCGGCTCTTGTGTAGCTTTCTGGTCCGTCCAACAGTTGAGCGTCTTGGAATTGCTCTTCCAAAATTTCGATCTGCTTAATGATGTTTTCAGCGGTCTCAGCTTTCTCACCCTCAAGACCTCTAGCCATGTTTCGATAGGCGTCAGGTGCTGTCCGATCCGCGTAACCACCAGCGTATTCTTGGTTCTTAGTAGTGTACACGCCTGGCCCAAACATACCGTCATCTGAAGGAATGAGGTAGGTGTCTGGGTTTCTCACCCGATCAAACTGATCCAGCACTGGAGTACCGTGGAACTCTACGTAGTCGGCTAAGTCCTCGTCTGGTCCTGCGCCAAGGAACTCCCTGAGCATAAGCTTCTTCTCATTGCTCATTCCCTTAACAACTTGTTGTACATAAGAGCGAGCCATAGAATGGTTCACAGCAGGGAACTGATTAGCGTTCACCACTGTCTTGATAGGAGATGATGAACGCTTACTTGAGAACATATCCCCGTGATAAAGCATCTGACGGTATTGCTGTCGTATTGTCTTGCGACCAATAAGACCATTCAATACGTAAGCAGTTGACTCGTAAAGTCTATCAGCAAGCTGTGACAAATATCCCTTTACGGTAAGTTCTGACACGTTGCCGTCACCAAACCGTATGTTATAGATATCGCCTTTGGCTACTTTCTTAGCCATCCACTGGCCCCAGCCTTCAACAAACCATTCTTCGGCTATGTCTTTTTCTGAGTAGCCCTCTATCTTTCCGTACCGTGACTGGATTTCAAGCGCGGCTTTGTCTCCACTTTCTACTGCTTGGACAAATCCACTTATCATGTGGTCTCTGTCTACGTCGTCGAAAGTTGCACGGCTTACCATGTGGCCTATTTCATGCATGACATCTACAGGGTCAGCATTTCCACTTGTTATCCCTATTGCAAATTGACGCAACTGTTTGCGAGTCGCGTTAAAAGGCTCCCCGCTAAGAGTTGCACTCTCTGCGAAGACCGCTTTTGACCCCACTGGCATTGGCTCACCAGACAACTTGAACAGGTCTTCACCTGTCATAAATGTAGTCTTGTCTCTTACTAGCTCTGTAGCTGTTCTACCCATAAGGTTCAACATTCTGTAGAGCATTGTCCGAGAAGTGTACTCAACCTTCTTGTCTCTGTGGGTTAGCTTAGTTAGAACTTCTTTGATAGCGGCAGGGGCATCGCCAGGAACTCCGTTGTGTTGGTCTGCCTTGCTACGCTGACCAGCCTCGATATCAATAGCTCGACCTACTAAGCTGTGGCGAACAGGAAGACCCTCGCCAGGCTCTGAACGTAGCTGACCAAGATATCTTATTGCGTTCTCGGCTAGTTCGTAGTCGCCTAGATCAACCGCCTTGTAGAACGTATCAATAGTAAATTGTTTTTCAGCAGGCATATCACCAGCCAGCTTCATAACGTCAGAGAGAAACTTAGCTGTTGTCGGTGTAAGCTCATACGCAAATTCAGGGTCGTCCAAAGAAGCTGTTACACGATGATATAACTCTTGCTTCAGTTCACGCATTTCAGGAGTGTCCGCTCCCTTTATGTCATTGATGCGTACCATTACCTCTTTGTTGCTCATGCCCTTTATGTCACGAGATACAACTGGGTCTGACTCTATAGCACTAGCTTGACCAAACACTTGGTCTTCTGCTGTGTCTATTGCGTTGGCTACTTTAAGAGCTAAGTCTTTTGCCTTCTGTTCAACACGTTTGACATACTTTTGCGTAGTCTTGTTTCCACTCTTATAGACTTGACCAGCCTTAGTTATGTTGGGGGCAACTCCATTTGTGCTACGGAAGTTAGTGTTGTATATACGCACGAACTCATCAATGCCCATGTCCAGAGCAACAACCATATCGTTAGCTTGCTGAACCATTAAGGCAGAAAGCTTGCCGTCTGAGTCAGTCTTTTCTGAGATGGCTCTAAGGATAGATGCTTCAGCCTCAAATGAGCTTGCTAGTGTGCCACTGTTATCGCTAGAAAAAGCGGCAACTTCGTCTGAGATAGTCATCATGCCGCCGTCTTGCTGGGTTGCTATCAGCCGAGACAACTCATCATCCAACTCTTTGCCAGTCAGATCAGAAGCTTCTATCTTTGACAGTGCATTTGTAAAGTCTGCGTCATTCAACATACGCATGATTTTGTAAGACATGCCCAGCATACGCCCACGAGCGATACGACTAGACATATACTTAAACGGTTTTACGGTCTTGCCATTAGGAAGAACGATATCCTCTGCACCCGCATTGTAGACAGGCGAGCCACCCTTGTCGTAGCTGTCAAGCATAGTCACACGCTTTCCACCTTCAACCGAGTTACCGTTTATGTCTGTTCTTGTGCTGTGCGAACGCTGGCCTGGTCTGCCACCAAACTTCCCGTAGATTTTCTTGGAAGCCCGTTCCAGTACGTCTGCCATAATGCGGGCGTCATACCCTATAGCGCCGCCTACACGTAGGGCTTCCTCAATTTCAATCTGGATTTCTCGCAAATCATGCAACTGTTGAGCGGCCATTCTAGCCGCACCAGACTTCTTGCCGTTGGAGGAGACAAGTATCTGTTCAAACTGGTTCTTCAATGGACGGCCAGCAGACACGCCATCTACAGAAACTTTAGGATCAGGCATTATGCGTTCAAACATATCGACCAGTTGTTCGTCGAGAGGGTTGTCCATACCCAGTAGTCGCCGCACAATACTTTCTGCTTTCCTTCCAACGTCTTTGAACAGACGCTCAAGGAGGCTTCCCTGTACACTTTGGCGACGATTGGCTACGTATATAGCGAACTGGTTAGCAAAAAATTCTGATGGACTACGTATTTCCCCTGAGCTTATGCCAGGCAAACGTCTCTTCAAAGCCGCAGAGTCTGCACCTTCTGAAGTCATGTAGCCTCTGGCTATGTCCCAGAACTCTAAACGCTCTGATGGAGTAAGCATGTTTTGGTAAGCCCAGTGAGCCATCTCGTGAGAGAAGTTCATGGCGTCTGTTTGCTTGTTAGAAGTGCCA